TCATATGCTGTAGTTAAACCTACAGATTTAATTATGGATTATATAAAAGATATTAAAAACTTACTACAAGGAGAATAATGGCAACAGTTAATGTATCAGTAACACAAAGTATTGAAACCCAACCCTCAGATTTGACGGCTGGGGTTCCTATCACTTATAGTATTGATAACCCATTAGAATATTCTTCTTATTTTGTATTAGAAACCGTAAGAAATGTTGATGGTTTTTATGATAGTTCATCACCTCAAAATCTCTCTGGATCTTTTACATTAGTATCTGGGATAGTAGATGTTGTGAGTGATAATTATAAAGCAGGGGTTATTATTTCATCTGGTGGGGGTGAATTAGTATTTACACCTGCAAATGATGTAACAGCCGCAACTTTACGATTAAGAGGAACGGGAGCATAAACTCTATAATATTTATAAATAAAATGAAACAAAAAACATTACAAGAACAATACAACCTTATCAAAGAGGGTAAAGGAAGTGCTGAGGTGTTTGTTAAAACAGCTAAAAGACAATTTCCTAATTTTGTTCGTAACGCAGCAACTTTAAACGAAACTATCTCTAGTTTAAAACGCAACCATATCATTTCAGAAAATATATGGGGTATAACTACAGGTAGAGATGAAAAACCAGATTGGTTTAATATTTTCAATGAAAATATGGAAACAATTGCTGAGGAAGCTAAAGCTGTAGAGAAAAAAACATCTAAAGAAGTAACTGACTTAGAAGAAAAGAACTTTGACTATAAAGATCTTAAAAACATAGACAACGTTTATGGTGAGGCATTCTTAGAGGGATATTATACTGAAATGAAAGATCCTAAAAATGCTGATAAATCAGTTGATGAGTTAAAAGAAATCGTAGCTAAAAACTTAGCTAAAGATAGATTATATTATGTTAAAGATGGTCAATTTGGAGAAAAAGGTGTAGGTTATACTGACGAATTACCTGGTTTAAAAGCTTCAAAGACCGATAAAATGGAAAAAGTCCCTATGAACGAAGGTAGAATTAATTTATTAGACATTGTAGAAGGTTATTCTGAATTTCAACGTGACGACAAAGGTTCAAAAGGTGTAACAGCCAAAAATAAAGGTGAACAAGATGCCTACGGAGCTGGAGTTAAAGCAGGTGAAAAAATCGAAAAGAAAAAGTTAAAAAAAGAATCAACTGATTCTAAACTTGCCGAAATCGATAAAAACGGAAAAATTGCTACTTTAGAAATGCAAATTGAAGCATTAGAAGAAATTATTGAAAGTAAAAATCAAAGAATTTCTATGGTTACCGAAGATGAAAACTTATCTGAATTGGTAGACAAAAAGAAAATGAAAGAAATGCAACGTGAAGTGAAAGAGCTTGAAAAGAAAAAAGCTAAAATGGAATCACTTTACGAAAAAATGAGCGGTAAAAAATACACTAAAAAAGAAGTAGTAGATGAGGTTGATATAAATCCTGAAGCTGATGAAATCTCAGATGAAGATTTAGAGGCAGCTAGTGATTACTTTGATAATATGTAAGAAATGAAAAAAGTACTTATTGAAACTCAACTCTTTAAAGTAAACCCTGTATCCTTAACCGAGGGTAAGGTTTCAGAGAGAGGTAACCCAATTGTAGAAGGTATTTTAGCAACAGCCGAAGTTAAAAATGGCAATGGCCGTTACTACTCTAAAGATTTATGGGAAAGAGAAATCGATAAGTATCTCCAACTTGTTAAAGAAAATAGAGCTATGGGAGAATTAGACCACCCAGAATCTCAAGTAATTAATCTTAAAAATGTTTCCCATAACATTAAAGATATGTGGTGGGATAAAGATAATGTTGTAGGTAAAATTGAAATTTTGCCTACCCCATCAGGTAATATCTTAAAAGCGCTTATTGATAATGGAATTACAGTTGGAGTATCTTCTAGAGGGATGGGTTCCCTAAAACAAGTGGGTGAATTAATGGAAGTACAAGATGACTTTGAATTGTTATGTTGGGACTTCGTATCAACACCTTCCAATCCTGGTTCATATATGCATTTAGTAAAAGAGGGCCTAGATTTTTCTAAACAAGATAAATATATAAACGTAAACTCTATTATCTCAGAAATTCTATGCTCTAACGGACAATGTTCACTTATTTAATTTATATAAAATGAAAAATATTTTACAAATAGTTGAAGAAAAATTACAAACTGTAAGAGAAGATGCTTTTGGATCAGATAAAGCTATTCCTTTATCTAAAATTCCTGATGCCGCTGCTAAAGCAGCAGTATCTGCTGGAACAAAAGATAAAAACGATAAAGACGATGCTACTAATGCGGGTGAAACCTCAGTTGCTGTCGGTAGCTTAAAACCAATGCAGAAAGAAGCAATCCCCCAAAAAGCATTATCTTTTGCTTTAGGGTTTGCTGACACAGGTACTACTCCTGATCTTGATAATATGGAAGCTATTACCTCAGCTGATGGTTATATTATGGATGGCCATCACAGATGGGCAGCTCGTACATTATTAAACCCAGGAGCTTCTGTTAAAGTGTCTAAAGTTGACCTGCCTGCTGATGATGTTGTAACTGCATTAAACATTTATACTAAAGCTAGAGGTTTAAAAGGTAATCCTGGTAAAGGAGATGTTGCTCAATTTGCAGCTTTAATCCCAAAAGCAATTGATTCATTTGTTTCTCAAGGTACAGATCAATGGCCTATGAGTGAAAAAAAGCCTGAAGAAATCAAAGCAATTATCGCTAAAATTGGTGGTGGTGATTTTGAAAAAGGAAAAGCTACACTTATTGCTAACGCTAAAAAATTACCTACAGCTATTCACCCAAATGCTCCATCTCGTGTTGATATGCCCGTGATTGATGCTAAAAAAGGTGATTTAAAAAAGGTATTAACTAAATTGGCAGCTGGTGATATTGATTTTAAAGAACCATATGCTCAAAGCACAAAAGCAGCTATGAGTAAAAAAGAAGAACCAGTAAAAGAAAATTTACAAGAAACAAAACGCTGGCAAAAGTTAGCTGGTATTATTTAAGAAGCCTGCTACCTTAGGCAAATAACCCCCCTTAGGATAGTATCCTTTGGCTGAGCCCGCATAAGCGGGCTTTCTTTTTTTCCTCTTTGTGACTTTGAAATATCCCCATATATGTATTGATGTCAATATGCCATCTCTTATATGGCATTAAAATTATATGTAAAAACCCCTATTACGTTTTCTTTCAATAAACGTAGTTTCCCAACAAAAATTTAGGAAAAATGAACAGAGATTTTTTAAAAGAAGCAATCGCTGATGCTAAAGCCGTAAAGGAATCTGCTATTGCAAACGCAAAAGTTGCTCTCGAAGAAGCGTTCTCTCCCAAACTCCAAGCCATGTTTGCTCAAAAACTTGAGGAAATGGATAAGGATGAAGTAGAAGAAGGCTATGATGAGATGGACGAAGCTAAAAAATCAGAAAAAGAAATGGATGAATCTATTGAAGAAGGCAAGTACGAAATGGACGAAGCCGAAGAAATGGATGAAGAAATGGATTTAGATGAAATTTTAGCTGAATTAGAAAAAGATGAGATGTCTGAAGAGAAAAAAGAAATGAACGAACAAGAAGAAGAAGAAGAAACTGAATCGGAAGAGGAAGTTGAAATGGATTCTGAAGGTGAGGACGAAGAAATTGATCTTGAAGATATGTCAGAAGAAGACCTTAAAAAATTCATCGAAGATGTAATCGAAGACATGGTTAAAGCTGGAGAGCTTGAAGCCGGAGAAGATTTCGAAGACGATGTAGAAGTTGATGTTGACGCTGAAGGCGAAATCGAAGTAGAAGATGATGAAGAAACTGCTGTCGATATGGCTGAAGCTGAAGACATGGACGAAGGTAAAGAAGAAATGGAAGAAGGAGAAGATGAAATGATGGAAATGAAAAAAGATTTAGATGAAGCGATATCTACTATCAAAACATTAAGATCAGAACTCAACGAAATCAATTTGTTAAACGCTAAGCTCCTTTATTCTAACAAAATCTTTAAAACCAAAAATTTAACTGAATCACAAAAAGCAAAAGTTTTAGGTGCATTTGACAAAGCCGAAACAGTTAAAGAAGTAAAAGTAGTATTCGAAACTATCAATGAAAGTTTCGTACCTGCTAAAAAGGCCGTAAACGAGAATGTTATCGGTTCTGCTTCTAAACCTACAGGTATTGTTAGAAAAACAAAACAGCCTATTGTTGAATCAAATGAAATGGTAAAAAGATTTCAAAAGTTAGCTGGAATTATTTAAAATTTTTAACACAAAAACAAAAAAAACAAAACAATGTCACAATTACAAACTCTTTTGGAAAGTGCTAATCCTTACAAGTCGCTTCAAAGTGATGCGGCTAGATTAGCTAACAAATGGAACAAGACAGGTTTGTTGGAAGGACTCAAAAGTGAGACTGACAAAAACAATATGTCTATGATCCTTGAAAACCAAGCCAAGCAATTGGTAATGGAAGAATCAATAACCGGCGGAACAGCTACAATGACTGCTGGAACTGGTGCTCAATGGGCTGGTGTAGCTTTACCTTTGGTACGTAAGGTATTTGGTCAAATTGCTGCTAAAGAATTCGTTTCTGTACAGCCTATGAACTTGCCTTCAGGTCTGGTATTCTACTTAGACTTCCAGTACGGAACTACTAAATCACCTTTCACTTCAGGTGATTCAATGTACGGTGATACAGGTAATGCTGGTCCTTTCGGTAATACGAATACAGGCGCTTCTTACGGTGCTGGTCGTTTCGGTTACTCAATCAATGATACTGCCTCTATAGCTACTGCTACTACTGGTGCTGCTGCTGCTACTTGGTCTGACTTAAACTTTGATTCAGATTATTCTGCCTCAGCTGTTGCTGGAGATTACGAATTAGTATCTGTTCCAACTTCATCTTTACCAAATCTTGATCTTGAAGCAATCCGTGGTTTCCAATTAACTACTGGTTCAATTTCGGGTCCTATTCAAGTATCTACCTTTACTAAACTTAGTGGTGGTAACTTGGTATTCGTAGTATCTGGTTCACAAGTACCTGTAGAAGGTTCAAATGTTACTGTTACTTACACTCTTCAACCAACTGATGCAAATCGTGGTGATTTCGAAGATGGTAACACTAACTTGAATGGTGATAACAACCCTATTGCTATTCCAGAAATCAATGTTCAAATGAAGAGTGAAGCTATCGTAGCTAAAACTCGTAAGTTGAAAGCTGTTTGGACTCCTGAATTCGCTCAAGACTTGAATGCTTACCATAGCTTGGATGCTGAAGCTGAATTAACTTCTATCATGAGTGAGTACATTTCTTTGGAAATTGACCTCGAAATTCTTGATATGTTGATTGATTCTGCTGCTGCCGGAACTGAGTACTGGTCTGCAGTTAATAACGAAGCAATTACCTCTGCTTCAGGTAATGGTACCTTCACTGATTTAGGTTTCTTCAATACTCAAGGTCAGTGGTTCCAAACTTTAGGAACTAAATTACAGAAGTTAAGTAACATTATCCACCAGAAAACTCTTCGTGGAGGTGCTAACTTCATGGTAATTTCTCCAACAGTTGCTACTATCTTGGAATCAATTCCTGGATATGCTGCTAATTCAGATGGAGATGTAACTAAATCTACTTATGCCTTTGGTGTACAGAAAGCTGGTACTATCAACAACCGCTACACTGTTTACAAAAACCCATACATGAAGGAAAATACCATCTTGATGGGATTCCGTGGTGGTCAATTCTTGGAAGCTGGTGCAGTATTTGCTCCTTAT